CGCGGTCAAGAACTTCGCCTGGCACGGCGGCATGGAGATCCTCGATGTGCGCCCGGACACCGCCGCGGCGTTCCACACCAGCGTCCAGCCGCTAATGCGCAGGATCCCGAAGGAGATCGCCCGGCCGGACATGCCGCCCGTGCTGCCGCCCGTGTTCAGGTACCCGGAGATGACACCCGCGCAGAGCAAGATCTACAAGCAGCTGAAGAAGGAGAGCCTGGCCGAGCTGAAGGGCCAGGCCATCGTGCCGCCGAACACCGCGGTGCTGTTCACCCGGATGTGCCAGCTGGCCAGCTCGATGATCGAGATCGCGGACGGCGAGGACCCGCTCGGCTTCACGAAGCAGGTGTATGAGCTGGCGCTGCCGTCCAGCAAGGCCGATGACCTGATCGACTTCCTGGCGGACAACCCAGGTCAGGTGATCGTGGCGGCTAACAGCCCGCGGCTGATCGCGCTGTGCGAGCACAAGATGGCGCTGGAGAAGATCACCAGCTCGAAGGTGGTCGGCGGCCAGACCATGGAGGAGCGCGACAACGCGATCACCTGGTTCCACGAGGGCAAGGTCCGGGTGATCTTCCTGACCGCCGGAGCTGGCGGCGAGGCTATCGACGGCCTGCAGGTGTCCGATACGGTGCTGTTCCTGCAGCCTCAGCCGAGCTTCTTCAAGCGCGAGCAGATGATCGGCCGCGCCGACCGGATCGGCCAGGGCAACCCCGTCCGGGTGGTCTACTCGATCACGCCGGGCACCGTGGAGGAGGGCCTGTACCAGCTCGGCTGCGAGAAGGCGGAGCGGGCGGCCACCGTCACCCGCGATGCTGACCTGATGCGCTGGATCGTGGAGGGAGAAGATCATGCTGACCATCTCGAATAGTGAGATCGCGAGCTGGGTGAGGTGCCACCGCAACTGGCTGCTCACCTACTATTACGGCCTGGTGCCGGCCGACGAGATCCCGTATGGAAACCGCCAGCTGGGCAGCCGCGTCCATACCTGCCTCGAAGGCCGGTACGGCTACGGGCTCGACTCGCTGACCGTGATGATGCTGCTCTACAACATCGAGATCTCCAAGCACCCTGAGTTCGAGATCGAGCTGAAGGCCGAGCGCGCCATGGCCGAGGCCATGCTGACCGGGTACGAGGAGTGGCTGGCCGAGTCCGGCGAGGACGCCGACCTCGAAGTCGTCGCCACCGAGACCGACCTGCAGGTGCCGCTGCCCGGCGTCGGGGGCGTCATGCTGCGAGCCCGGATGGACCAGGTCTACCGCAGCCTCTCCGACGGCGTGCTCGGCTTCATGGACTACAAGACCGGCAGCTTCGAGCGGCACGAGAGCCTCGCGCTGGATCCGCAGATGAAGTTCTACAGCCTGATGCAGTTCCTGGCCACGCAGGGCGAGCCGGTGCCCGGCATGGAGCTGCGCACGGACGTCCCGGTGATCAACGGCGGCAAGCTCACCACGCTCCGGCGGGTCAAGCGCACCGCGGCGGCCAAGCCCCCGTTCTACCAGCGCGACGACTTCCGGTTCACGATCGACCAGCTGTCCGCGCACCTGCTGAAGGTGCAGAAGGTGGCCGGGGAGATCGTGCAGGCACGGGATCAGCTGAACAGCGTCTCCGCGGTCGCTGGCATTGATATGACGGTATTCAACACCGTGCAGCGCAGGGACCTGTACCCGACGCCGATCCTCGGCAACTGCGAGTGGTGGTGCCCGTTCTCGGCCGGGCCGTGCGTGATGATGGACGACGGCAGCGACTGGGTCGGTGCCCTCTTCCAGTCCGGGAAGTACGTGCAGGCTGACCCGTACGAGTACTACCGCAGCGATGCGCTGCGCACCATCCGCGAGGAGCTGGCCAGGCTTTGAGCTTCAGCCCGATCACTCCGGGGACTGTCGTAACCGGGTGCGATGATTGCGGGGCGGTGGTCGTCTACCGTCCTCCGTTCATCGAGGCGCACACGCGCACCTGCCCTGGTAGGGTAGGTGCTGACAAGGGAGAAGATCAGCTTGACGATGCAGCTTCAGCCACCGAACTACGGGGCAGCCCCGCCAGCCGTCCGGCGGGTGCAGGGCTTGTCCTTTCTCTTGCACGCGCCCGCCAAGGCAGGCAAGAGCACGCTCGGGGACTCCGGCCCCCGGCCTCGGCTGATCCTCGACGTTGAGGGCTCCAGCTACTGGACCCCGAGCGAGAAGACGTACTGGGACCCACTGCGCACGCCGCCGCCGGATCCGCGCGAGGGCTGGGAGTCGGCGATCGTGCTGGTGCGCGAGGCCCGCACCGTGATGGAGGTCTACCGGACGCTCAACTCCGGCCAGCACCCGTTCAATTCCGGCACCATGGACTCGGTCACCGAGGTCCAGCAGCGGGTCATTGACGACCTCACGGCTGGCAAGCAGATGGACCGGGACAAGTGGAACGCCCTGCTCCGGCAGGTCAACTCAATGGTCCGCGCCTACCGGGACCTGATCACCCACCCGGTGCACCCGCTGTGGTCGATGACGTTCATTGCGGGCACCAAGTGGGACGAGAAGCTGAACAGGTTCCGGCCGATGGTCCAGGGCCAGGCCCAGGACTTCCTGCCGTACTACGTGGACATCCTGGGCTACCTGGATGCCATGCCCGACGGCACCCGGAACCTGCTCATCGGGCCGCACCCGCGGTTCGAGACCGGTGAGCGGGTCGGAGGCCGGCTCCCCTACGCAATGCAGATCGGCTATCCTGGCCGGCCTGGTTACACGATCGAGACCATGCTCCAGCAGGTTCTCACCAGGAGGTAATGATCATGGGGTACCCACCTCAGAACTACCCGCCCCAGCCCGGCTACGGCTACCCGCCTGCGCCGCAGCAGGGCGGCTATGCACAGCAGCCGTACCCGCAGCAGAACCCGTACCCGCAGCAGCAGCAGTACCCGCAGCAGGGCTACGGGGCTCCAGCTGGCGGCGGCATGGGCTACGACTTCGCCAGCCTGTACGGCCAGGCCGACCACAGCGCGAGCATGCTGTATGACGCCGGGCTGTATGACTCCGTTGTCGAGGCCAGCGACTTCGGCAAGACCAAGGACGGCACCAAGGGTGCCTGGACGATCAAGTTCCGGACCACCTCGGGAGCGAACGCGGGCAAGAGCCCGGTCACGATGACGCTCTCGATCAGCCCGAACAAGAGGGACGGCTCACCGAACGGCGCAGGCATGGGCATCATGTTCCGCCAGCTCGGCGCGCTCGGTGTCCCGGTCCCGCCGGAGAGCTGGCCGCCCGCGCTCGGGCCGGTACCGCCCGCGCCATTCTGGATCAACCCGCAGACCGGCCAGCCGTTCCCCGATGACGGGAACTTCGGGGCCGAGCGGTACGCCGCGGCGCTCATGACCGGCCGCCCGTGCCAGATCAAGATCGCGCACGATGACAGCTATGACGGCACCCCGCGGATGAAGATCGCCGCGATCCTGCCGCCACGGCCGGGTGCGCCGACGAGCTGGCAGCAGGCACAGCAGCCGAGCTACCAGGCAGCTGCACCGCCGGCTCAGTACGGGGTGCCGGGACCGCAGGCCGGTCCGGCTGTCCCGCCTGGCCAGCCGGGCCAGCCTGCTTACGCGCAGCCTAGCGCCAACCCGGCGCTGCCGCCGTGGGCACAGGCAGCCACGCCCGGCCAGGGCGGGCTCGGGGAGTACACGCCGCAGGGCATGAGCACTCAGCCGGCGCAGGGCGCGTACGCACAGCCTCCGGCGCAGCAGTTTCAGGGAGGCTATGGAGTACCAGGACAGCCAGCTCCGGGCGCACCTCCGGCTCAGGCTGCTCCTCCCGTAGGCCCGCCGCCGGTTCCTCAGCCGCCGTGGCAGGGCCAGCAGCCTCAGGGCCAGCAGCAGCTCCCGTACCCGCCTCAGGGGCAGCCACCGCTGCCGCAGGGCCAGTACAACGGCCAGCAGCCGCAGGCAGCTCCTGAGGGTCCGCCCAAGCCGCCCTGGGAGCAGTAGGATCCCCTGTTCCCGGTCCGGGCGCGAGTCCGGCCGGTCAGTTCCCGGTCAGCCCTGGCTTGCCAGGCACGAGCGGACGCGAGCCGGGCCGGTCAGTCCGGGCCGGGAATAGGGTCAGCCCTGGTGGCGTTGACAGTAGATACCAGGCCAGCTAGCCTGGAGGCAGGAAGACTGTCAGACCACAGGAAGAAGATCAGTACATGACCAGCACCACAGCAGTAGACGTCAACAAGGCCTTCGCGAGCGAGAAGGCGGACCAGACCGCAGCTGCCTACCAGCGGGTCGAGGACCGTCAGCGCGCGATCGCCGACTACGACGCAGGCCTCACGCAGGCCGCCATGGACGACAAGCTCGCGGCCGACGTGGCCTCGGGCAAGATCAAGATGCTGGGCGATGACCGCTACATGGTCCTCACCGGCTACGACGCGAACGAGACCTTCCGGGTCCAGCGCGCCACCCGTCCCGGCGAGCTGTCGCTGGTGCTCCCGGAGACCGGCCTCGACTACGTCGATGGCAAGGCCCAGGTGTTCAGCGCAGTCGAGACCTGGCACAACGAGGGCAACGTCAAGGAAGGCGTCACCAGCATCAGCGAGCTGCTGAAGCTGTCCGGCCTGGACTTCCGGGTCGAGAAGGCCCCCAGCCTGTACCTGGCCGGCGGCCTGATCCGCGAGGCAGAGGGCGAGTTCATCACCTTCCGCGACGACACCTTCGACAAGCTCGGCGCGGTCGGCAAGATCTACCGCCCGTTCCAGAACGCCGAGGGCGCTCAGTTCCTCCAGGATCTGACCGACCGCTTCGACGTCCAGTTCGAGTCGGCTGGCCCGCTGAACAACGGCAGGCAGGTCTTCATCTCGATGAACCTGCCCGACAGCGTGGTCATTGACGAGGGCGGCCTCAACGAGGTGATCGAGCCGAAGCTCTGCTGGCTCAACGACCACGGCGGCCAGGGCATGCTCAAGTGCGTTGTCGGCCCCTGGCGGCCGGTCTGCGGCAACACCAACAGGTTCGCCCTGCGGGACGCCGTGACCAGCTGGGGCATCCGGCACACGACCAACGGCCTGCAGAGGCTGGAAGAGGCACGCCGGTCGCTCGGCTTCAGCCTGAAGTACTACACCGAGTTCGCGAGCGAGGAGACCGTCCTGGCCCGCACCGCGATGGACCTGGCCGAGTTCGATGAGCTGATCGCCAGCATCTGGCCGGCGACCACCGACGAGCCCAGCAAGAAGCAGGTCACGCTGACCACCCGCCGGGAAGACGCCCTGCACGAGCTGTGGGGCCTGGAGTCCGGCCGGGTCGGCAGGACCGCGTACGCGGCCGAGAACGCCGTCACCGGCTACCTGGACCACGTCGCTCCCCGTCGCGCGCTCGGCGACAAGCTGGCCGCGGCCCGCGCCACGGCGATCCTGCTCGGCGCGGACGACGACCTGAAGAGCAAGGCTCACCGGCAGCTGCTCACGCTGCGCAACCGGTGAGGTAGATCGCCGAGGCGGGGATGCTGAGGGGCTCCCCCGCCCGGCGTTCCGGAGGGGCCAGCTGTGCAACACGGGGCAGCTGGCCCCTCATCCATATTTCGGAGATGATGAGGCTATGACAACAGGCGGATACTCAGACGTGGCACGCGAGCTGACCAGGCGGTTCCATCTGGACCCGCCTCTCAAGCGTCAGCAGGTGCACCTCTGGAACAAGCGCCGGACCGTCAACAGCCTTGGCCGGGAGTTCCCGAGCCCGGTGCGCGACGTCGGCCAGAAGTTCAACAACCGGCGTCCGCGGCTCCTCTTCGACATCGACCAGGTGGCCAGCTGGTACTCCGGCGGCACCCACTCGGCTGGCTCGAACCAGCACACCCCCGTCTGGAGATGACAACCACCAGGCTGGCTAGCCTGGAATAGATCCGGGTGCTATGGTGTTGACAAGAAGGTAGGGCCGGGGACACGAGACCCGGACCGAGAGGTCCACCGACTCTCTTCCCCGGCCCCGCCTCAGATGAAGATCAACAGGGAGAAGATCATCGTGATCAGCACCACCACTCAGTTGAGCACCGACGTCAGCACGTGCCCGTTCTGCGGCGACACCGACACCCGCCCGTTCCGCGACGGCTCCTGGTACTGCGTGGTCTGCCACCAGCACTGGACGCCCGAGCCCGAGCTGAGCCCGGCTGACCTGGCCGCCTTCGCAGACGCGATCGAGGACTATACCCGCGAGTACGCCCAGGACGGTGCCCGGTGAACACCGCCACCGCCCTGGCCCAGCTGACCGAGGCTGCCGAGAAGTACGGCACCCGCAGCAGCGGCTACCGGGACCGCGCTCAGCAGATCCTGCGGGCACTCTGGCAGGACGGCTACAACTTCGGACGGGAGCAGCAGTCATGACCGAGAAGAAGGTCACCTTCGAGGCCTTCGAGGCCTACCGCCGGTCCCCGGTCTATGCCTCGGTCGGGCACGCCAGCCGTGTCCTGTCCGTGAAGCTCGGCAACGGCAACGACTTCCGCGGCCAGCCGATCTGGTCCCGCAACGTGGCCAGCAAGGCTCTGTGCGGCGTCCAGATCGGCAAGGGCAGCGGCGGTAGTCGCTACGACGCACCGGTCAACTGCTCGCGCTGCCTGGCCCAGCTCCGCAAGCTGGAGCGTACCGGGCGCGACGGCCACGCTAGCCCCGAGGCAATCGCTGCCGCGGAGCTGCTGGGAGCGATGTCATGACCTGGACCCCGTCCGACCGGACCGGCCGCACCCGCTCGCTCGCGAGCATCGCGGCCGAGATCCGCACCAGCTGGACCGAGCCGCACCCCGCGGCCCGGCAGTACATCGAGGCCCTTGCCCACATGAGCAAGGTCACCGACCGCTACGGCCGGGAAGACGGGGACCGGATGGTCCTCTGCTTCCTGAACGAGGCCGGCCGGTGGCACGGAGAGACCGCCCGCCGGATCAAGGCGGAGCTGCGGCAGATGCTGAAGGAGGCATCAGGAAGATGATCATCACCGTTACCACCGAAGACGTGGCCGAGGCCCGGAACGAGGGCACGGTCACCATGATCACCGGCACCCGCGAGGATGGCGAGCGCGTCCTCTTCGCAGGCGACTGGCGGGCCATCGACGGGCTCTGTGACGCCGTCATGGCCGAGGGCGAGATCCAGGCCGAGGTCGAGGCCTGGCAGATTCTCGGAGGCGCGCTGTGAGCTGGATGAACGAGTACGAGATCGAGGACGCCGCCCGGCGCTGGGCTGACCACCCGGTGCTCGGGCCGGCGACCCGCACGCTCACCAGCCTGGTCGAGTGGACCAACCGCAACAGCGATGGCTGGTGCTACTGGCCGAAGCCGGGCCGCGCAGCCAGCCGCTTGTGTGAGCTGGTCGAGGCCGCCCGGCGCGGCACCATCCCGACCAGGCCCGAGGTCCGCAAGGCGTACCGCCCGCTGAAGGCGTTCCGCACCCGGCACGGCCACATGCCGTACTGGTCCATCGAGGATGTCTGATGGCGAGGATCACGCGCTACAGCCGCCACGGCGGCTGGGCCGTCACCTCCAGCCCGCTCAGCTGGCTGCTGTTCGGCTGGCTGCGCACCGTGTTCGCCTTCATCGGCCTGCTGATGGGACTCCTGCTCTGGGGGCTCTGGCTGGTCATGAAGGGCACCGCAGTGGTCACCATCGTGGCGGCCACCGAGATGAGGGAGAAGATCAGTGAGTACCGAGCACACCGCGCCTGAGGCGCAGGCAGAGGCACCGCGCACCCCGCGGTTCCCCGGCGAGAACCCGGAAGGATCCTGGCGCTGCGAGGTCGTCACGGGTGACGACAAAACCTGGGCAGCTAACGGCCTGCGGTTTGATGACCACGACTCGGCGCTGAGCTACGGCACCGACCTGTTCAGCCGCTGGATGGTCCGCGCCCCGCGCTGGCGGGCTGTCGACACCAGTGTCCCCGAGCGCCAGCCGTACGAGCCGGGCTCGGAGGAGAAGAGCTGGAGCTAGGTCGAAACCCGGCACCCGCCGGGTCTGCAGGTAAGTCCTGCACTGAAGAGACCAGGAGAAGAAGATCATGAACGCACCATCGCCGTCGCCGGTCAGGCCGGTCAGGCGGCACACACTACGCAATGTCCTGCTCGCTGGCGGCATCGGCCTGGTTGCGATCGTCGCGATCACCGCCACACTGTCAGGCGGCAAGCCAGCCGGTCACCCGGCTGTCTACCACACCCCGAGCGTCAGCATCCCGGCTCAGTCAGCACCGCCAGCCGCTCAGGTCATCACCGACCCGACCGGCGGCAAGTGCACGACCGACCAGGTCGTGAGCGGCTACTGCCCCGGCGATGCACCGCAGTACACCGCCAGCCAGCAGCAGGCGATCGACGCCGCCAAGAACTACATCAGCGATGGCCAGGGCTTCTCGGCTTACAGCCTGCTGAACCAGCTGACGTCGAGCTTCGGCAACGGCTTCACCCAGGCGGACGCCCAGTTCGCCATCAGCAAGATCGCCCCCGACTGGAACCAGCAGGCGGCCGACGCGGCACACAACTACATGAGCGACGGTCAGGGCTTCTCCTGCAGCTCGCTGCTGGATCAGCTGACGTCGCAGTACGGCAACGGCTTCACCCACGACCAGGCTGAGTACGGCGTTCAGTCGGTCGGTCTCGGGAGCTGCTGACCATGGGCTGGGGCAGCGACGCCCGCGCAGCTGGCAGGGAGGGCGGCAAGGGCGACCGGGTGACCAGGACTGGCCGGTCCAGGGCGCAGGAGCAGGCTCTCAAGAAGCTCGGGAGCGGAGGCCGCGGCGGAGCCGGAGCGCACCGCGCACGCACCGACGCCAACGGCAAGCTGCGAGGGGTCGAGCGCAACTTCTGGGGCGAGCCGAAGGACCCGAAGCTGCGGGCCATGGAGGCCAAGACGGTCAAGAACGCCAAGGCTGCCGCCAGAGCCGCGAAGCAGGCCATCAAGGAAGGCAACAAGGAGGGCAACAGCAAGGGCGGCGGCTGGTGGTAGTCAGTCAGCTGTGACAGGCAGGCACCCGGTTACCGGGTCTGTTCGAGGGTCTGGCGGCTCGCCCGCTGCCAGGCCCTCTTCCCGTTTCACGGCGTAGGACCAGGCGGTGCTGTCCGGGTTAGTCAGCTCGATCACCATGCGGGCGTCGACCGTCCGGTTGCCCTGCGCCAGCGCCTGCTCGCACCACTGGCGAACGCGGCCGACGGAAGCCTCGGCGACGTCGAGCGCCGCCTCCAGCTCCCGCCGGCTGCGCCTCATCTCAGACAGCCGGGGCTGGCGGAGGAGCGATCGCGCTGACCCCGGCCACCGCGGTGGTCAGGTCAGCCGCGGCCTTGTCCAGGCCGGACAGGTCGAGCGCCGGGTTGGCAGTCTTCAGACTGGCGATCTCGGCCTGGATGGCGGCCTCGGCGGTGCCGAGCGCAGCCACGCCGGCCTCGATGGACTGGACATCGGCGTTGATCTCGTCTTGCTGACTCATGAGCACGTCCGCCTTCTTGTTGAGGATCTGCAGCTGCTGCAGCAGCTGAGCATTACTGACGATAGCCCTGGACTTGCTGTCGACAACAGGCTCCTCGGCCTGCGGGGCAGAGAAGCTATCCAGCCAGCTGGCCAGCTGCACCGCGGTGCCGTTGAAGATGGTGGGCGTGCTGCCGTCGCGGGCTCCCCAGCTCCAGAATGACCAGAGGATCCAGGGGATCGGCTGGTGCGGAGCCTTCGCACTCGGGAACGCCTGCCACAGCGCGTACCCGCCAAGCCCGTCGCAGTACCCGTACTTCATGAAGTCGGTGAAGCTGAAGACACCGCGCGGGTTGGACGGGGCCAGCTGGTCAAGCTCGCGCATGAACGCGAGCGCCGTGGCCGCCGTGGCCGCTGCACCGGCCTTGTGCGCCGTGGTGTTCTCCAGCCAGAGCATGTCCGTCGCCGACAGGCCCAGCCTCGCGTGCGCGGCGATGAAGGCCTGCGCCTGCAGGGCTCCGTTGAGTCTCGGGTCGAGGAGGTGGAATGCTCCGTGATAAAGGCGCTGCGCCCGGATCTGGTCGCTGTTCCAGCGGGCGTCCGGCTCGGCCGCACCGAGGCCGCTGGTGAGCCGGTAGGCACCGAACGCCAGGCCGGGGGCGGCATTGACAGCAGCAGCCCAGTCAAACTGGCCCTGGAATCCGGAGACGTCCAGGCCTTCTGCGATGGCAGCCATGCTCGCCAGCCTACCGCTGGCTACGCCACCTTGACCGCTGTTAGCTCGCTGTTCTTCAGCTGCAGCAGGCCGGACAGGCTGGTGTCAACACTCTGGTACGGCGTGACGCTGCCCGTCTGATTCTGGTCATCCCAGGTGACCGCGCCGCCGATGAACGTGATCGGAGCCGGGGTGACTTCCCCGCCGTACCCGAAGTCGGTGAGCAGCAGCCGGTATACGTGGCCGGCCTTCTCCATGCCGTTGTCGACCGGCTGGCCGCCGGTAGTCAGCACCTGGCCCTGCGCCACTGTAAACGGCCCGTTGAAGCTCGCGCGCTGGTAGATCGCGAGTACGGCAGTGCCTACCGCCTGAGCTGCAGCCGTGCTCTGCACCCCGACGTCGGACAGGTCGATGTATGTCTCGATCACGCCGTGAGCGGCCACGCTGGCGGCGTTCTGCACCGAGGTGGTGGCGTAGGTGGCCGTGGCGTTTGTGGTGGTGCTGTCAGCCGTGACCTGGTACTTGATCCAGATGGTATTGATGTCCCCGCCGAGAGTTCGCGGGACCGGCTGGGTGCTGACAAGCAGCCGGTCTACCGCGGTCGGCAGGGCGAAGACAGACAGCGTGTTGGGCTGGTGGAACTTGGTACTGTCCACGAACCAGGTGAGCGCGCCCCTCGTGCAGACCAGGTTGAGCAGGCTGGTGATGGTCGTGGCCGCGTCGTCGGGTGCCTGCCCGTACCAGGCCCCTGCCGGGGTGCCGACACCGGGGTTTGTCCAGGGCAGCCCGCGGGTGATCGCGTTGTTGATCGCCTGATCTGGCTCACCACCCGGCCAGGTGCTGGTGTAGTGCGCGACGTAGTCGGTGCCGAGCTGTCCGGACCCGATGGCGGTGATCTGCCAGCCGGTGGCCGTCGGGGCCGGCTCATCGAGCTTGCCCCGCCAGATGATGTGCCCGCCCCGGTACGCCTGCACGGTCCGCCCTGGGTTGAGCCGGTTGTCGCGGAACGTGGCCGGCACCTGAAGCGTGCAGGTGAGCTGGTCGTCCCCGCCCGGCATGTTGGACCCGTACGACAGGCCCTGGACACGCCCGATCTCACCCAGCCACAGCGGCACGGAGCTGCCTGGTGCGAGAGTCGCGACCTGTGTCGCGTTGGGTGTGGTGAACTCGGCCATGGCCTCAGAGTGCTACCTGCGGTCCGAGCGTTGCAATAATGCTGCCCATGTACTTATACGTAGCTCCCGGATTCGTGCCAGGACGTGAGTCAGTGCCTGTGTACGCGAGCTGCTTCAGCCCGTTGGCATCCGCGAAGGCATCGAGCAGATCCTGCGCATCGTTAGCGTCCATTCCAGGACCGTTCGGCTGAGCCGCGGTCAGCGACGCGACACTCTGCCCGGCCAGCCACGTCTGGTATGCCTCAGCGGCCAGGAGAGCCCGGTTCAGATTCATCAGAATCGTCAGGCCATTGTGAATGATATCTGACGAGGTATAGATGCTCAGCATTGCCATAAATAATTCTCCTTAGAACAGCCGGTAGTGAAAGTCGATGTGGTAGTCGTCGCTGGCAGTCAGCGTAAACGGAGAGAATGTGCCAGTGGACGAGGAAATGCCGATGAAGTTTACGGCAACAGCACCGGCAGAAGCGTGACACATCGGCCTTCGTATGTTTGTTGATGGCCGGTAGGCAGCTGGCACGGTGAGAATGCTGCCCCCCGGTGCTGCATTGGCGTGAACTGTCCCCCTGAACCGGACGATACCGCCGGGCTCTACGCGGTACTCCAGATTGTCGCATGTCCCGTCTATCGAGTTCTGGATCCAGCCCGAGCTGAGCGATGCGACAACCCAGGGGGTGCCAGTAGTGATCAGATTGACCCGGCTCTCGATGTTCCGCGCTTTCGGACTGGCCCACAGAGTTGCCATCAGCTCAGCCTCCCGAAGTACCAGCGCGGGAAGTAGGACGCCGAGATGTTCGGGGCTGCGGCGTCCGCGCAGTAGGCGAAGAGAAGGTTGTCGGCCTCGGACGGCTCGATGCTGAACGGGCCGCCGGACCAGGTGAGCACGTCGCTCACGGAGACAGCCGCCGGGCGGCCGAGGCTCTGCGCGCCGAGGAACCGCGGCATGTCCAGGTTCGGGTCTGGCTCGTCTACGTAGTAGGTGAGGTACCCGGCTGCCTCGTTGACGATCATCGTCTGCCCCTGGGTGTCCAGGAAGATGCAGTCGAGGAACCGGTCAGAGGTGTTGGAGTCGGTGACCGAGACCGTGAAGAAGGCCTGCGAGTTGTCCGGAGGGATCAGCCGCACAGGCAGGGTGAGCACCCCGGCGCAGACGATGCCGTTGACCACCTGGGTATTCGGGATCAGGGTGACTGCGCAGCTCGTGGTGTATGTGGCCCCGCTGGCGTACTCGTTCTGAGTGACCGTGACCGTGATGGTGCGCGAGTTCGCCGGGAGGTTCCAGCTGCTGTTGATCAGGTAGACCGAGTAGGTGCCGCCGAAGCGCGCGTTCACCCCCGAGACCGGCTGAGGCATCGTGTACTGGGTGGCACCGTTCGGGGTGTCAGCCCCGTTCCCGACGCCGACCAGCGGCCAGAACATCTTCGGCGAGCCGAGCGGCGGACGGTGCGCGATCAGGGTCTTGAAGGCTCCCGGCGTATACGGCGTGATCGTGATCTGGCCAGCTCCGCCGAAGCCCCCGGACTCCGGGGTGCCGGTGCTGTCGCCGCCACCCCCGCCCCCGCCCGGCTGGCTGCCGTTCGAGCCCGGCGTGTTATTCGAGCCACCTCCGGCACCCCCTGCGCCGCCTCCGGTAACCGCTACGCCCCCGGCGTTGGACGGGAAGCCGCCGCCCGCGGAGATCCTGATCTGGCCTGCAGCGCCCGCTCCGGACGTTGCAGGGTCGTACGTGCCGCCGCCTCCGCCGCCTGGCTGTGTACCCGCTGTGCCGTTGCCCGCAGAGTTACCGCTGCCAGCGCCCCCGGCACCGCCACCGCTCGGCGGGGGAGTCGCCGTGCCGTTACCGCTGCCGGTGTTCCCGTCAGCGGCTGTGCCCGCGCTGGAGCCTCCTGAGCCCGAGTACGGGAGAGCTGCGCCGCCGTCTCCGCCCTCGTGCTCAGTGGAGCTGCCGCCGGAGAATCCTCCGCCGTCACCGCCGTTGTTCGGCGCATCACCGGACAGGGAAGGATTGCCCTTGCCGCCGCCGTGCGCCGTGATCGTTCCGTTGTCGGCTGTGAAGGTTGTGCTGGCCCCGTCGTTGCCGCTCTTGTTAGAACCGGTGACCGCAGCACCGCCAGCGCCGACGGTGTAGCTGTAGTTGTTCCCTGGCGTTACCGCGACGGTGGCTGCCACGTACTCGCCGCCGCCGCCGCCCTGGCCGTTGTTGCCGTTCGCGGTCGCGCCAGAGGCCCCGGCACCCCAGCACTCAACGAGCACGGAGGTGACACCAGGCGGGCATGGCCACGTGCTAGAGCCGACCGCGGTAATCAGCGTGGGCGTCGTGCCAACCGGCATGTTGCCGGCCGATGCGCTGCCAGCCGAGGACCCTCCGCCGCCTCCTACGCTACCCGTAGCAGTCCGCCCGGCACCGCCGGGGAACGTTACCGAGTTAAGCCCGGTAGTGCCGCCAAGGGCTCCTGTGATCGAGTTGAGGGCCGCGCTCTTGCCGCCGTTCGCGGACACGACTGTCGGTCCTGAGGGGCCAGGCCCGAACGTGGTCTGCCCGCCGTCAGCCGGTGCCGCGCAGTCGTAGACGGCGATGATGCCGCCCCACTGCACGCTGTCTCCGAGCGTCCAGCTGGCGGCCATGGCTGACGGCCCGGCCGGGTTGATCTGGTCGGCCATGGCACTGCCGTAGCCGGTGCTGCCGTTGACGAACGTGAACTGGTTAGTGAAGCCGCCGCCGGCCGCGCTGATCGTCTCCGTTGTGAGCGCGGTGGCGTCCACGAACGCGGCGATGGCGAGCGCTCCGGAGGCGGCTGGCGTGGCGCTGCCTGATGCCACCGCGGTGCCCGTGGTCGGCCCTGAGCTGTTCGTCGCCGTCGGGGCTCCGGCCAGCACACCTGTGTAGGCGACGCCCTGGATGACGGTCTTGGTCGACACTCCGAAGGTGGCTGTGACGGTGTACGTGCCAGCCGCCGGGGTGACGCCGTTGGCCCGGTAGATGTAGACGCCCTGCGAGGTGATCGCCAGTGACTTGTCGAGCGTGAAGGCGGAGACCACCGAGCCGTTGTCGACCACCTGTGTCGGCGCGGTCGTGCCCGCCTGGATGACGACAATCACCGACTGCCCGATGGTCGGGGCCGTGCCCCAGCTCGTCGCCGGGGTCGTGGACGTGGCGTTGCCCTGCGTGCTCTTGTTGCCGCGGACGATGCCGTACGGGATGCCGCCGAGCCCGACCCGGTACGGGATCACCTGGGCGGGGGCGCAGGCGAAAATCTCCTCCCGCGCGTACGCAGCACCGCCGCCTCCGCCGCCCTCACCAGAAGTACTGCGCGAGCCGCCTGCGCCGCCGCCGCCGATCGTCTCGACCTTCAGCCAGCTGGTGAGGGCTGGCACCGTGTAGCTGCCGCTGCCAGTCGCTGTGACGGTCGTGACGGTGCCAGCTCCCGGCGGCTGGGTGAACTGCAGGGACACCGGGGCTCGGGCTGTGCCGGCCACGCCGAAGAGCGTGTAGACAGCCCCCCTGGTGACGGTGTTGACGGTCTGACTGCTCGGGTATGCGGTCAGGGCGTCCAGGTACGCGGTGGACCAGCTCAGCCGGTTCGGCCGCGCCCGGTTGACGACAGTCAGCGAGTAGCTGACCACCGAGGCGTAGTTGAACGTGGCGCTGCCCTGCGGGATGGCTGCGACAACACGGGTGAAGGCCGGATTGGTCGGGTCAGTAGAAGCCGGGACCCGGACGCCCTCGCGCGAGAAAGCCAGGGTGAAGCCGTTGCTGTCAGTCAGCGTGAAGTAGAAGCTGAGCGTCGACCGGCCCCGGTGCTCCAGGTTGTAGTAGTACCGGCTGCCGAGCCCGAACCAGAACCCGAGCGAGGTCATCTGGGACAGGTTCAGCGGGCCGCTGGGGAAGGCTGCCCCGTAGACCAGCGAAGTGTTCGAGCCCTGCGGGTCATTGGCCGGAGATACTCCCGGATCCCACCAGAAGCTCTTCGGCCCGACCACGCACTTGGTGGACTGGCTGCCCTGGAAGCTGTTGATGGTCGTGTAGTCATCGAGCACCACGGGAGCAGGAGGCGGCGGCGGTGTCGACGGCACGGGGGACGCGAAGCTGACCTGAGTCTGGGCGTCTGACCGGCCGTAGGGAAGCGCCTGGAAGGTCACGGTCAGCTGCCCTATGAACAGCTGGTCCTCCAGCCGGGTGTTGTACGTCAGAGCTGTCGGCTGAGCGCGGAAGCAGTCGAAGACCAGCGGCAGCGGTGTGCCGCCGACCGGGTCCTGGGTCCAGGTAAGCGTCCAGACGTCCTGGTCTACTGCAGCTTCGAGCACCTCGCGCGCTCCGGCGAGGACAGCCCGGCTCGGCGCGACTATCACGATCGGCAGCGTGATGGTGCGGTTCGAGCTGCGGCGGCCGAACGGCCTCTCGCCGTCGAGCAGCAGGCTGGCTACGAAATCCGTGGTCGGCTGCGAGGCACCCAGGCTGTACCCCTGACCAAGCCGGAACTTGGCCCCGAAGCATCGCGGATTGGTGGAGGCAACACCGCCGCCCATCAGCTCGATCGCGCCGCTGATGACCAGGCTGTCGTTACCTGTTGCCACGCCCGGATCACCCGTTCCCTGGGTAGCGCCTGCTGAGCCCGGCGCTGCTGCCCACGGCTCCCAGCGCTGCGCCTATCTTGTCAGACACACCTCTCGGGACGGCCCTGGTCGCATCGTGGATGCACCTCAGAAGCTCGATCACCTGATCTAGCTGGTCATCGCCGCCCGCGAGGATCCGCTCCGGCCGGCCGGTGTTGTTCAGGGCCAGCGTGGCACCTGGCTGCAGCCAGCCGCCCTGGTCGTACCATCCGTAGTTCAGCTCGTGCTGCCACGCTGCTCCGGGGCTGCCGTACCGCTGGGCGATGTAGTTGAGCATGCCGGTGATCTGGCCGGCCGCCGTGCTGGCGTTGCCTCCGTACTGCGCGTACTCACTCGGGCCGTTGATGAACTGCGCGAGCCCGTAGGCTCCCGAGCCCGGATTCTTGGCGTTCAGGTTGAAGCCGGCCTCGCGCATTTCCACGTTGTAGAGCGCGGTCCACTGGGCACCTGTCCAGCCGCGGGCTGCCGCCATCTGCTGCATCAGCTGTGCGACGTTGCCACCGCCGCCGGATATGAAGCTGGTGATCCCGCCAATGATCCCGCCGATGGTCTTGGCCAGGGTGGACATCACCGAGGTGACGTGCGACTTGCCCTGCGAGACACCTATCCCGAGGCCCTGCATGATGTCGCGCCCGGCCTGAATCGCCCAGGCAGGCGGGGAGTTGATGCCAAGGGCCTTCAGGATGTCCTTGCCAAGGCCCTCGAACCACTTGGTGACGTCGGTCCAGATGGCCTTCAGGCCATTCCACAGCCCGGTGACAATGTTCTTCCCGCCATTTAGCAGCCAGTTGATGGCATCAGAGAAATAGCCTTTGATGTCACTCTGGAGACTGCTGAACCAGCCGGGCAGTGTCTTAGTCAGGAATGTGAAGATCTTCTGCCCGAAATCGGTCCAGATCCAGGTCCAGAAGTCCTTTGCGATCTGCTCGATATCGCCCCAGATAGCGGACCAGTGCTTAGAGAGATAGTCGACGGCGAACCGGATGAGCGCGAGACCCGGCACCAGGAACTTCCCCCAGCCCTCGGTGAGGAAGTTCCAGGCGTCCATGGCCCAGTTCTTGATGTCGGTCCAGACCTGGTGCCAGTGCGTGGCCAGCAGGACGATCACGCCTATCAGCGCAGCTATCCCGATGATGATCAGGGCGATCGGGTTGGCGTCCATGATGAGGTTCAGCGCGAGCCAGGCGGCACCGAGGACCCCGAGGACCGGCACCAGCCATGGCAGCTTCTGCAGGAGCCAGGTGATTGCCGTCAGGACAGCACCGAGCCCGGCAGCCACCAGGTCGATCAGGATCGTGCCGAAGGTGGAGATGAACTGGATGATGACCGGCAGGATCGGCGCTAGCTGGCGGATCAGCAGGTTGATCAGATTGGCCAGGACAGGTACCAGCTTCTCCAGGACGTCACCCAGGGTGGCGAACACGCCTGTGTTCTCCAGCACCTGGAAGATCTGCCCGAACGCGGTGGCGAGGATCTTCAGGGACGGACTGATGGCCACCAGGAGGTTGGCCAGCGCGGTGAAGGCCGACACAAGATCACCGAGTATGGCGGCAGCCAGCTTGGAGAGGACACCGCCGATCAGCGTCAGGGTCGGCTCTAGCGCGACGATGACCTTGGCGAACTGGGAGAAGACAGGAGCCAGGGCTGTGGCGAATACAGCTGCTAGTTTCCCGATGATCGGCAGAAGACTGCCGATCAGCCCGACTAGGGCCTTGAGCAGCACGGCAGCTGGCTTCATAACCGGGGCAAGATCAGAGAACAGCTTCCCGATGTCACTGCCGAGGGTACCGAACAGGCCCTCCAGCACCCCGAGAATCGGCTGAACCGCCTTCAGCATCTGCAGTAGCCCTGGCAGGAAGTTCTTGAAGAGCAGGGCGATCGCATCGAGAAATGGCCGCATCAGCGGGGCTACGATCCGGAAGGCCTGACCGAGCCCTGGCAGAACGACCTTAGCCAGATCGCCGACGCCGTTCAGGACCGGCTGGAGCAGCGCGACAGCCGATGTGAAGAAGCCCTTCAGGACCGGCTGGAGGGTAGCGAACAGATTGGACACGGTGCTCAGGATCTTGGCTGCGGCTGGCAGGAAGCCGGCCGTGAAGTTCTGCCAGCTGTTCTGCAGGCTGTTGAGCGAGTTGAAGACTGAGAACCCCGCCCCGCCAGTAGACTGCGCGCCCTGGGTGGCCCCGGCCATCTGCTGCTGGGCAGCCTTTCTCTGCTGAGCCGTTGTTGCGGATGCCAGGGCGTTCTGGGCCTGCTGGTACTGCTGCACGTACTGCGACACACCGGACGATGAGATCGCGCTCTTGAGAATGCCCGCGCCAGCTCCGATACCCAGTCCGCCGACGCCGAGCGCGGCTAGCGGCCCGAGCAGGGCCGGCAGCGCGCCGAGCAGTGAGCCGCCAAGGCCGATGCCCCCGGCCACCTTGGTGCTCATTCCGAGGATGTTCGGCCCGATTCCGCTGATAAGCCCGCGGCCGAGCCCGCCTGCGGCGCTGCTGCCAGCCGTGCCTCCGCTGCCTCCGCCGCCTCCGCCGCCGATCCGCGAGAGGAGCCCGCCCACCAGGCCGCCGCGCTGTGCTGCCTGGTCTACGGTTCGCTGCTGCGTCTGCTCGGTCACGGACTGGCCGGACGTGCTGCTGCCGGAGCTGCCTGGCATGTTCCGGCTCGGCTGCTGCGCCACCTTGCCGAGCAGGCCCTGGCTGGCTGACTGGGCAGGCGTCGGGGCACCCGTAACCGGGTGCGGGGAGAACAGGGCGTTGAGCGCGCCGAGCACCGAGCCCTGCGGGCTGGAGCGCAGCCGGTTCGCTGCGTCCTTGCTGATGACCTGGTCGAGCTGGGAGAACATGATGCGGGCCTTGCCGAGGCTCGCCTCATCGAACACAGCGGAGAGCTTGACCTTGTGGACCTTGGAGACCTTCTCGGTCCGGTTCTCGAAGTCCTTGAGCTTACGGTCGGCCGCCGCTGTATCGAGATCCATCCGGGCGACAATGGTGCCTGCATCGAACGCCATCAGTCACCACCGCCCCGCCGCCGCTTGCGATCGGCCTCCAGCTCTTCCCTGAACTTCGTAATGTCGATGACGCTGACTCCGGCGTCTACGTTCTCCCGCTTCCTCGGCCCGATCTCCCGCTGCTCCTCGTACCGGAACGGAACCTCCTCATCCTGCTCCATCCCTTCGAGCAGCACCCGCCGCTCGGCCCATGTCAGGGCCTGCCACTCCGTTCCGCTGATACCGAGGTACTTGCGAACGACGTAGAGGATTACCCGGCCGCTGAGCGCTTCAGCGGAGTCACTTGCGCCATCCCAGCGCCGGGTCCTGCTTCCGGGCTGACCACCTCGTTCTGGATCCACGCATAGAAGGCCAGCCGCACCCGGAGAGGCACCTCCAGCAGCTGCTTTGCCGACGGCCTGCCAGAGCACAGGTTCCCGTAGGCCTCAGACATCTGATGGCTCATCTTCGTCAGGCTGCCGCCATCGAACTTCTCCACCGCGGCCATGACCGCGGCGGTGTCGTTGACGTCGACCTCGAAGTTCATCTCCTTCTGGGCCTCCACCATGATCTTCTTGACCGCCTCCATGAACTCGGAGATCTGGTCATCGCTGGGCTCGGGAATCCGGCCCTTGACCTTGGTGTACGGCTCGAAGTTGAAGTCGAGCGGGCTGACGACCGTGCCAGCGTCGAAGCCTGCCATCACGAGGTCGCAATCGCGGTCAGGTCGGTCCAGGTGATCGAGGTGTACGGGCAGATGGCTGTCAGCGTGAGCGGGTATAGCCGCTGCTGCGCCGCGCGCCGGAAGCTCGTCTGCACCTGGCCGGCCGAGACGACAGTCGGGATGGACACCACGCGGGCGAACCCGAGCTGGTTCTTGCCGACCAGCGCGCAGGCCACCGTGGCGAAGTTGGTGCTCAGTGTCAGCACCGACTTGCCCGGCTGGCCTGCGCCCGGCGGCGTGACGGCGATCGTGCCGCCGTTGCCCCAGGCCAGGTTGACGTTGGACAGTGTCTCCTCAGACATCGTGGTGGTGACGGAGAGGTCGACGGTCGAGACAGCCACGCCGACCGGTGTCGGCTGCTCCTCGATCATGATGTTCTGAATCGTCGGGTTGAAGGTCAGGATGACCCCGGCCTCCGTGGCCCCGACGTACGCCCAGCCGAGGCCGGTCCAGGCGCTGCCGACACCGAGGTTCTGGTCCGATGGCACAGAGGTGCCGACCACCGCGGTGAACAGAATCCCCGTGCCGTACAGCACATTGGTCGTGGTGAAGTTCGGCGGGGTGTAAACAAGAGGCGGTCCGGCCATGGCTCCTTAGCCTTCCTGGGTCAGCGTGACACCTGCACCCATGGCGGCCTCCTGCAGGGCAGCCACAGAGAATACCGGGACCTCGGTCCAGTCCCGGCCGATCCTGAAGCCGCCGTAGGACATCTCCCCGTGCGGCTCCTCCACCCTGAGCCTGACCGTCTCCGTACTGCCAGGTATGGCAATCGCGGCAGGCTTGTAGCGAGCCAGCTCCACCTTGGTGGCGGCCAGCTCGGCCTCCAGCTCGGCGATTCTTGCAGCTGCGGCCTTCGGGCTGGACAGCTCATCCGGCAGCGGTGGCTGCTGGGCTGCTTCGACTGGCTCACTCATGTCCCTGATCCTCTCAGCTCACCGGGAGTGTCTGGTAGGCCCGGACGGAAAGTGTGGTGGTGGTGGTGAAGTCGACCACCAGGCAGCCCTGCGCCGCGGCTGTCAGGGCCGTGGTGTTGATGGCTCCCGCGTAGGTGACGTTGAGTGGTGCCTGCTGGTTGTACGTGCTCGGGGAGAACGGCCCCAGCCAGCCGGTGCTGTTGGCCGCGATCGAGCCTGTCTCCAGCGTGGCCGGTGCTACCTGCCCGGTGTTCCCGATCAGGTCTCCGACGAGCACCTGGTACGTGCCGGCCAGGGTGGCACCGCAGAAGAACCAGAGCCAGACGGTGGACCCGAGGCTGGGCTGCGGGATCATGACGCCGAGCGTGGTCGACCACGCGGTGAAGCTGCCGCCCGGCGAGCCGGTGTCGTAGCCAGCCGCCGGGGCAGTCGGGAACGACCCTGGGTTGGGGGTGTTGTTCATGGGGATCGGGAGAATGGTTACCCGCGGTCCTGCTGCCATGTCAGTCTCCTGGTCCCGTTGTGATGATGTAGCTGCAGGTGAACTCGTGCCGTAGGTCTGCCGGGTCGACAGGCAGTGGTGCGGGCGGGCTGCCTACCCTGGTCGCTACCAGGATATTAATCCCGTCGATGACCATCGGGTAAGGCGCGTTGAGGATCAGCTGATCGAGCAGCAGGGCTGCCGACTCGGGCGGGAACGGCTGGTCACTCGGGCCGCGGACAAGCGCCTGGAAGCTCCAGGCGTCAGCTGCGGCCTCCTCGGTCACATATCCAGGCCCGCCCGTGCAGGAGACCCAGACTGACTGGTCGGGCTCGGCGAGGATGAACGGCCCCGGATAGATCGGCCAGCCGCTCTCCTGGGTGATGTTCCAGCCGAGCGAAGTGAGAAAGTCGATGATCACCTGGGTCTGCGGGAGGGGCATCGTCATCGGTGGATCCCCCTCCTCGGCGGTGGCTCAGTGTGCCCCTGGAGGTGCCACCAGATCCAGCCCTTCAGCCGGTCCGGCAGTTTCATGTACCGGATCCGGGACTTGGCCTTCAGCTCCCACTCGCTCAGCCGGTGCTGCTTCGGCCGCCGGTCGTAGACGACGCGCTGGCCGACTGAGACTGTCGGGTGGCCGCTGCGTGACAGGTCCAGGAACTCGCGCGGGGCGTTCAGCTCGACCTGGTCGCTCAGGTGCTCCATCGAGCGCTTCATGCCCTCGCGCCCGCCGTCCTTCAGCACGCCGCCGGCGATCTCCTGCAGGTAGCCCCGGTAGTGCTCGAACAGCGGCCCCTGCAGGTACATGGCCCGGCCGCCGCGCGGGTGGCGGAACTCCACGTGCTCGTGCTGGTAGTGCGCGTAGATCTGGTCAACCTCGACCTGGCCGTGCAGTGTCTCGGGCCAGCCGGCCTGATGGCGGAACTCTGCCAGCCGGGTGCTCAGGGTGCCTTCCATGGCTACCCCTGGTAGATCGGCCCGTAGGAGGACAAGTCGTCTGACCTGCCCGGAGACCACTGGCCGACCGGGGTGTCCGACTCCAGGTACCCGGTATACCGGTTGACGCGGGTGTTCGAGTCATTGCCGTTGAAGACAGGCGGGACCCGGTTGATGATCACGCCGATCTCGCTGCTCACGCCTCCCGGTGCCACGACGTCGAGCCGGAGCTTGCCATCGCGGGCGTCCTGCAGCATCTGGGTCGCGTCCTTGTACGCGATGAAAATCGGGTGCTGCGGGTCGATGACCTTGTTCTTCATGTATGTCTTGGCAGCCCAGAAGGCGGCCAGGTCCAGCGTCAGATCCTGGAAGATGGACGGCGGCGTGGCCTGCGGTGTGCTGGAGTCCATCACGTTGCCGAAGTAGACCGAGACCCGGTCGCTCGCGCTCTGCAGTGCCAGCGTCAGCTGCGCCGGGGTGAGCTGCGCCGCGGTGCCCGTACCGGAATCCGTCCCGTCGAGCACCGACTGCAGCTGCGCCACAGTGGCGTACAGCGGGCCGGCCATCTAGCTCCTCAGTTGCTCGTGCCCTTGCCGTTGGGGATGTTCGGCCGAGCGGAGATGTTGTCGATGTTGCCGGTGCCGATCTCGGTCTCCAGCGTGCTGCCGGACACCAGGTTGGCGATGATCTCGCCGCGCATCAGCTTCTCCTGCGCGCCGCCATGGCCGATCGTGATGGGGGTCTTGACGATCGCGTGATAGGTGGCCATCAGTTACTCACTCCCACCGCGAGCCCGGTGACCGCCGTCTCCGCGTGCGCGGCGAACGGCAGCTGCGGGATCTGGCTGATCAGGACCGTGTTCTCGGCCGCGTACGAGGGGGTCGCGCCTGCCTGCGAGAGCGCCACCGACCAGACCCAGGTCGGTGCCGCCGAGTAAATCAGCGTGACCGATCCGCCGGGCGGGATCGCGACCGTGGACGGCGATGCGACCGGGTTGGCTGCCAGGCCCTGTGATAGCGCGGTCCATGTCCACGTCGGCTGGCCGGACCAGGTGAGCTGGATGGTTCCGCCCGCCGGGACGACCACGGTGTTGCCCGTGGCAGTGAAGATTGTGGACCCGTTGACCGCGATCACGGTGACGGTGCCGCCGGCTATGGCGACTGCCACCGGGAACGGGTTGGTGTTGACGTACGGCGTGGCGGTGGCCGGGGAGGCGACCGGAGGTACGGGGGCGGCTGGCTGCACGACCCCGGACCCGCTGATGGTCTGAGGACCACTCAGAATGCCCTGGACGGTGCCGCCAGTCACAGTGGCGAGCACCCACTGGCCGGTGTTGTTGACCTGCGCGACTCCGGTGGCCGGAACGGCTGGCGTGGCGATAGCCATGTAATTCTCCTAGTTACTCGTGCCGATGCCGAGGCCGCCGGACTCCTGCGCCGGAGTGACCTGCCTGAGGTTGCCCGACCCGATTGCCGCGAACAGCTGGCCCGCCGGGTCGAGCGCGATCAGCTGGCCCTTGAGGAACGTCGTCGGCCATGGCTGCGCCCAGGTGCCGGCCGTCTCCCCGACGTTGCCGTACCCGGCCGGCCCGCCGGTACCTGGCTCTCCTGCGACCACGGTAGCGGGTGTGCCAGCTGCGACCGTAACGGTAGCCGTGAGCACGTAGTTGTTGATCGCCATCAGAACCCCCAGCCCCCTACTGGCGTGATGTGGTTAGCCGTCGCGACCGTCGGGGCGATGAGCAGCTGGCCGAACGTCATGGCCGTGAGGTGACTCTTCTGGAAGCCGGGCGTCACTGACTGGTTCGCACCTGACTGCAGCTCCGAGAAGCCGCACGGGATCGTGGTGCCGGTGGGCGAGCCGTTGACGACCACGACCTCAGTCAGGACACCGGTGTCGATGAACAGGGTCATGCCGAGGGTGAAGCTCGCGCCGCCCGAGGCCACCGAGATCGAGGTGGTGACGCCAGCCGTGATGGGCGCGTTCGAGGTGCCCGTCGGTGCCACGGCGCTGAAGGTGTAGTACCACTCGCAGCCCGAGCAGCGGAACAGTGTCTGGCCATCAAGCGCGAAGAAGTCGCGGAAGATGAGCTTGCAGCGAGGGCAGACCAGTCCGGGAATCGCAACCGGGCTACCGGGGATGCCGGACGATGCCATGGCCTACTCCGTTCAGACTCCTGCTGTGATCCTGTGACCGGGCGGGAGATCGAGCGCGTCGACCTCCTCGCTGCCGGGTGCTGGCTCTGCGGCCTCGGGGGGCATCGCCACCTGGATGGTTGTGCTGCCCACCGGGTCGGGCCTGGCATCGCCCACAGGGCCGCGCAGCGGCCCGGAGAACGCCCTTGGCAGCAGCTGCGGGATGGCACCGGACGCCTCGGTGGACTTCCGGATGCGGGGCGGACCCATCTTCGGGTGCAGCAGGTTCTTCACCTGCGCGTCCGTGGCATCGAAGGTCTCCCCCCGCATGACCAGGTCCGTCTGATGCGTCGCGTCGCCGGGCCTCGGCAGCGAGATGTTGTCCAGTGCCTGCCACTTCGCCATGCTCAGACTCCGCTCAGCAGGCAGACGGCCAGCGGCTGGTCAAGGCCGATGGCTGAGCTGCGCTGCGTGTCAGACCGCCATGTCTTCCGCGGCTCGTCCCGGTACAGCGGGCCGGCCACGAACGGAAGCTCGTCGGCGTAGAAGCCGGCGCGGTTCCGCTGCATGATGATCGCGTTGCCAGCCGGGACCTGCCGGGAGACCAGCACGTCCAGGTTGAAGATCTTCTGCGGCAGAGTCCCCGTGTAGAGCAGGTTCTCCGACGCGATGTCGCCGATGTACGGAGCCGCGAACGTGCTGCTCTGCAGCAGCGTGTTCTTGGTGCCGTGGTTGATGATCAGCGTGTCGGCCTCGAAGCCCAGCCACTGCGTGACGCCCGAGGGCGAGACGATGTTGGCGTTCTCGACCAGGTAGCAGGCCTGCGCGATGTCGGCCCGGATCGTCGCCGCGGCCGACGCCCAGGTGTTCGACACCGACAGGGTCTGGATCGAGGCGTTGGACACCACGGCCGAGTAGAAGGCGGTGTTCCAGCTGTACACCATGGTGTTCTTCACCTGGAGCAGCTGGCGGGTCACCGGGTCGATGCTCTGCCGTCGCCGCATCTCGTCCGAGACCATGATCGCCATCGCGCGCTCGTGGCTGAACACCACGCGCGGGATGCCGATGCTGGTCGGCATGACGGGGACCTCGCCGAACTCCGGCCGGATCTCCGGGAAGTCGTCCGCGTACAGCGGGGTCGACTCGGAGTACCGGACCGCGCCGCTAGGCGCAGAGCCACCCATGCGCAGCACCGAGTCGATGATGAACTCGTTCTCGGTGATGTCCAGGATGAGAGCCGGAATGACCAGGGGGTCCTTCAGCAGCTCGTTGACAGTGATCCGCGGGGCATCGCTGTAGCTGCGTGCACCTGTTGGCATTGGTCAGTCCCCTCTCAGAAGACCCTGGCGCGGCCAAGGAAGTAAACAGCCGAGCCGAGGCCGCCAATCGCCTGCGTGAGCATGGCAGAAGCGACGCCGCCGGGGTGGGTGCACTCGCCGACCACCTGGTCCGAGGCAGGCGAGGCACCGGCTCCGGTGACAGCACCTCCCGTGGCCCCGATGAGCAGCTTCTGCCCGACAGTTGCCTGGCCGACGTACCAGACCCAGGTGTCGACCCCGCCGTAGTACACCGCGACGTAGTCGGTGAGCACGGAGATGTCGATCGCGGGCTGGCCGTATGTGTTGACCGCGCCAGTCTGGGCGGTCACCACGTTCGCGTCGTTTCCGGCGACGCCGAGCGCGGTCGTGGACGCCGAGAGCGCGACCTTGACGGTGAGGTCAGTCGTGCCGGGCGTAGGTGTGTTCGTCTGCACGAACTGGCCGGCGAAAACCAGTGTGGCAACCTGGTAGTTCGACGGTCCTGACTTGAAGTGCGGAACCTGTCCTGGCATCTGCCCGGCCTCTCCTTCTGGTTAGATACCGACCTGGCTGCGGAACCGGTGGACGGTTGCCAGCCGCTCCTCGGCCTTGTCGCTTGCTCCTGCGGGCTCGTCCGCGCCGGAGCCAAGCTCCACCGAGAGGTCGAGCATGCCGGACATCTTGCCGAACTCGGTGAGCACCCTGCGCATCACCGCTCCGGCGTCGACTCGCTTGGTGCCGTTGGACAGCTCCACCACGTGGCCGGTACCCTCCAGCAGCTCGCGGGCCAGGTCCGTGATGTAGGGCGGCACTCCGGCGTCGGCCAGCCGCCGGCGCTCAGTGAGGAACCGCTGGCTGTCCAGCTCCGCGGCGATCACGCTGAGCTGCCGCTCGTTCTCGTCGGCGCGGGCGTTGGCCAGCTCGATCGCCATGGAGTCGGCCGCTGACAGCGCGGCCCCGGCCCCTGCGGGCTCGGGCTCCAGCAGTCCCTGCGCGTCCAGGTCGGCCGCCGTGGCGAGCAGCTCCTCCAGCTCCTCGTCGGTCAGCTCGTCCTCACCGTCTCCGGCCAGGGCCGCCAGCTCCTCGTCGGTCAGCTCGGGCATGTTGAGGCCCTCGATGAGCTGGTCGAACTTGTCGTCGGGGATTCCCAGCAGTCGTGCCAGCTTGGCCTGCTGCTCGTCGCTCAGTGGCATGTCGCTGTCTCCCTCTCCGGCGAACTCAGCGCCGCTCAGGTCAATGATCACATCCGGCGTGTTCGCGGCTTCCACCGCAGCCCACGGCCCCATTCCGGGGATCCGCGGGTCGAGCGTGCCGAGCACGTGCTGGATAGCGGCAGGAAAGTACTTGCCGTCGGCGCGGTCGTAGTCCTCCACGATCCGGGCGGAGACGCCCAGCTTCGGGTTTTCCTTCAGGATCGCCTCGCCGCGCTCGGTCGGCTCCAGCGTTACCCACAGCCCGTCGTTGTCGACAGCCATGTCGGTGATCTCGCCGCGAAACCGCTCGATGTCGTTGCTGTGACTGTTGTCGTCAGGCGCTGCCTGGAAAGGCACCTGGTCGTAGGCGCGGCTCCGGAAGGCGTTCGCGAGCCCGTCGAGATACGTGCGCGTGAACTTCAGGACGCTGCCCTTGTAGCGGATCTCCCCGATCGGGAGAAGCAGCTTGCGCCAGACCCGGTTACCGGTCTGGATCGCTGGCTTCCCCGTGAACGGGGTGAGTACCGCAGTGGTCATGCTGCCTTGTTCCCGAAGTTCTGAGCACGGCGAGCGAAGGCAAGAGCACGAGCAGGCGGGAAGCCCTTTGCAATCAGCTTCTTGTAGATGCTAACGCCTTTCGGGCTCAGTCCGGCAGTGCTGGATCCGGAACTGTTGTCATCGCCGTCGCCGTCACCGTCCCCGGCCGCCATTGTGGTGGCCCGCGAGCCGTCCGAGGCGCTGTTCGCGGGCGTCGCGAACGCGCGGATAGCCGGAACCCCGTACTGCGCCATCAGCGGTGTCTGCTGCGGCGGCGGCATCAGCGGCTCGCCCTGCCGGAACTCGTTGGTCGAGCCCTTGTTCCAGGTGCCGAGCAGCTCCTGGAGCGCGGCGCGCTGGTGGGTGTGCGGGAGCAGCTCGGGGCCATCCTCCACCTGGCCGCCCCAGGTGCCGTCTTCGAGGTGCTCGATCTGGCCGATCAGATTGCCGCCGCGGCGGTGCCTGATGACAGCCACCCCGCCAGGCCCGCGGGTGACCACGATGTCCGAGGCCGAGGTGACCGGCATGCGCCGGGACAGCTGGATCGCCTTGCCGGCCTGGTTGCTCATCGAGCCGTAGCTGCCTGAGCTGGCACCGCGGACGTTGATGCCGGCCGAGCCCGGCGAGAAACCGGCCGTACCCTGCAGGCCGCCGGGTGCCGGGGTCCGCAGCAGCTCGGGCTGCTTGTCCAGCTTCACGCCGCTGGAGTCTCCGGTGTCGCCGTCGCCCGGAACCGGGGTGCCGCACTGGCTGCAGTACTTCGCGGCGTTGTTGTTCAGCGCCTGGCAGTTGCTGCACTCGATCCCGTCCATCACCGAGTTGGTCTCCAGGCCGGACTCCACGCCGCTGTCATGCGTGCCAGCCGGGTCTCCAGCGAGCTGGATAACGCCCCGCTCCTGGAGTGCGCGGTACCGGGCTGCGAGGTCGTATCCCTGCACTGACATGGTGTCTCCTCCTACGCAGCCGCTGGCGCGGCCCACGACTTCTTCAGTGCTGCTGTCTTGCCAAACTCGGGGGCGGTCTTCTGGAGCAGCTTAGCGAGCGCAGCCCGCCTGGAAGGATCCTTGACCCGGCCGACAGCCTCGCGCGCCTTCTCCCAGTGCGCCGCGTCGGTGATCGGGAAGCCGGGAGACCCGCCCTTGCTGGCTGGCTCCAGCGCATGCCCGGCTGCGAATGCGCGCCTGCGGCCCTCGGCCGACTCGGGCTTGTGGCCACCGAGGTCGATCTTCCCGGCCTGCTGCCGCGGGTACTTGTCCAGCTCCAGCTGCGGGTGCCCCGGCCGGTGCCCGGCACCTTTCACGTGACTGGCACGAACTGGCATCGAGGACGGCAGGCCTGCCCCGCCTACGTACCGCCAGCCGTGCTCATAGCCTTTTGGGCCGGCTAGCTGCACCGCCCGCCGCCCGGTGTTGCTGGTCTCGAACGCCGAGTCAGGCAGCTTCACGCCGCACTGGTCGCAGTAGCGAGCATCGGTGTCGTTGTACTTCTTGCAGGCCGGGCACTGCACGGTCTCGTCCGCGTCCCGGTGATACGGTGCCGGTCCGGCCAGCTGCGTGACATTGCTGAGATTCCACGCCGCGCCGTGGCCGGACTGCATCGCCTGGTTCGCCATCTTCTTGGCCGTGGAGTTGATCGTCTCCTGCTTGGCCGGGATCTTGGTCAGCGAGCTGGCGCGGGCCATATGCGCGGCGGCCACGTTGTGCAGGCCGACCATCGTCGCCTTCTTGGCGTCCGCGATGTGGTTGTCAGCCTTCTCCTCGTCGCTGCTGCCCTTGTCCGGCGGTCTGGCGTTGCCGCTTTTGGCGTCAATGCTCTTCCAGTACTCGCTGCTGGGAAGCCAGGGCCGGGCCATGCGATCATCATCCTTGCTGCGCTATCCGCTGGTCAACCAGGTGCTTTGCGCCCCTGGCTGCCAGGTCCGGATCCATGCCCTTGCTGATGAACAGCTGCGTCAGCATCTCGATCGCCTGCTCCCGCTCATCGGGCGTCGGCGGCTTCATCCGAGCCTCTTAAAGAAGTCGACCAGCTCCTGGATAAGGGCAGGTCCGGTGGCCACGGCAGCAGCAATGAATGCAGGCGCTGCCATGCCTCCTGTAGCCGCGGTGAGCGCCCCGCCTGCAAGCAGGGTCCCGGCGTGCACAGCCAGCCGCTTCTTCGAGAGCTGATGCTCCTTCTTGTCGCTCAGCTCGGCGATCTTCTGGTTGGCCCGGCGGACTGCGCCCATCAGCTGGTGGATCTGCTTCTGGGTCTCGGCCTGCTGTTTCTTCAGATCCTCGATCTGCGCCTGTGCGGACTCGGCCTTGGCCCTGGCCAGGATGTGCCCGTGCCTCAGCTCCTGGTGGATCTTGGCCAGGTGCTCCGGCACCACTGGCGCATCCTCCGGCAGAGCCGCAGGCCTCGGCAGCTGGCGCACTGTCTCGCGGAGCGAGCTGGCGTTGACGGCGTGCACGACGGCTCCGAGCTTCGCGAAGCGGCCATGGCTGTCGCGGGAGTAGCTCCGGGCAGCTGCCTTGCGGGCCACGCTGGCCAGTTCGAGCACCTGCCAGATCTCGTCCGAGCCAGCGCCGTCGGAGCGCAGCTGCGTGGCCAGCATGACCTGGTCACGTGTGAGTGTCATTGCCCCGCCAGCTGGCCAGAGATGGTATCTGGGGGCATCGTACGCGCAGCGGGGGCCAGCCGGGAGACCATGGTGCCCGCGTCCTGAATCTCGCGCAGAGCCTGATCGCTGTCAGCTGCCCGCGCCAGCTCGCGGATCTTGTTCAGCGCCTCGTCCCGGCGTGACGAATCGGCGAACGCCCAGTCCGCGATATCACTGGCCTGCTGTCCCTGCGGTGTCATGGATAGTTCCAGTTCGCACCTACCGGCAGCCCGAGGCTAGCTCGCTTCGCAATGATCCCCTCGCGCCTGGCGGCTGCCGTGTTGAGTGCCTGCAAGCCCTTTGTCATCGGCCCGTGATCGTTTGAGGTGCTCGGAGCAAACCCGTCCATGATCGCCATTTCGACCTCGTACCACTGGTTGCTGTTCAGGATGCCAGACGTATGCCGGAACCCGCCGTGGCTGCCCTCGCCCTGGTCGGTGACCGAACCGGTCTTGTTCGCCCGGATCAGCTGCTCGGCCATGACGTGCACCTTGCCCTGGGCACCCTGCCGGTTGATCTCGTCGGAAAGCTCCTGGACTCTCTTCTTGCCCTCGGGCGTGGTGAGATCGCCGAGGCCCTCCAGATGCGCGATGTCCTGCACCCATGTCTGAGCCCTGGCGGTCTCCGCCGGGTAGTGACCCCAGGCGTCCTCGTCGTGGATCCGGCCGGGGTTATTGACCTGGTCGGCGTACTCAGCGAAGGTGGCTACCTGGTGTAGCGGAAGATGATCGGCCTTCCATACCGAGCCCTTCGGCACGTCCGGCTTGTTCCACTCCCAGTGGCCGGACATGGTCTTCTGCACCCAGGCTGACAGCTCCGGATCCCCGAGATGGTCGACCGCGCGCATGGCGGTGTCCAGGCCGCTGTCCATCTGCAGTGACTCGGGACGGCGCTTCAGCTCCTCGATCGCCTTACCGAGCTTGTCAGCGGCGTACTGGTTCTGCAGTCCTGGCCTGTCTGAGAGCTTCGCCCAGTGTGCCTGCAGGTCTTTGACCAGGGCAGTTACGGCCTTTGTGTACTTCGGGTTCGGATCCCAGCCATTCCGCTCGTCGGTGTCACGGCTGCCGACGCCGATCTTGCGGGTGAAGTCAGCCATGTGCTGGGTGGTACCCAGCTCGGTGAATCCCTCCTCGATGTTGGCGACGCGCTTGTCCTGATAGGCGGTCGAGCCGTCCCGGTAGTCCTCGCCCTCGGGGATGGTGCCGTGGATCAGCTCGTGCAGCAGGACGTTGAAGGGCTGCATGTCGTGGACGGGCTCGTTCTTCAGGTGGAGCGTGGTCTCCATCGAGCGCATGTGCTTCTCGTCCAGCGACATATTGCCGCTCCAGCTGAGCTGGCCGGCCAGCGCAGGGTCATTCATCGGAAAGATCTTGCCGTTCCATGCCACCTTGCCGCCGCCGAGCAGCTCAGGGACGTGCGGGGCCGCCGCGGCAGCGAAACTGGTGACGGACTTCGTGACACCCTCGCGCTCGCTGGCTGCCTCAGCCATCTTGCTGATATTGCGGGCCATCAGCCGGTACCGCTCGGGCGTGCCCTTGTCGAGGTTCACGCCGTCCTTGATCGCGACTTCGGCAGCGATAGCGGCCATGGTCAGCTCACCCGCGGCCCCGTTCAGGTTTTTCTTCCGCTCAGGATCGTCATCATCGAAGATCGCGGCAGTCATGTACGTGCCGGCCTTGTTCAGGTGGTCGGCTGTCTTCTCCGAGCCCTGCGCCTTGCGCCACTCGCGGAGGATGGCCCCGTTCGCGCTGCGCAGCTGGACGTCTACCGGTTCCTCGTTGAAGTCGTGCGGAGCAGTAGCGTCAGCCGCCCGCTCGGCTACCGAGCCCTGCTGCTCGGCGTGGCCGAAGTACCGGATCTCCACCGGTACGGTCTGCTGGCCAGTAGCGACTGCGGCATCCCGGCGGTTGTTGCCCTCGCTGATCTTCGGCTCCTCGCCGTGGTCGACGGTGATGAAGATCGGCTGCTGCACTCCGTTCCTCGCTACGTCGGCCTTGAGGCTCTCGAACTCCGGACCGCCCCTGGTGGTGTGCTCGCCTGGCTTCTCGCCTGACACGCCCTTCAGGTGCGCTATCGCCGACGTCGGCAGGCGACCGGTCTCCGTCCGGGTGATGTGATTCTTGCTGCCTACCTGGCCCGCGTAGTCGTGCTTGATGATCAGCGCGCCGATGGGCTCGTGGTAAAGCGCCGCTCCCGCAGCTGTGCGAACGTGCCTGCCTGCGAGGTCGAGCACCTGGGAGCTGATCGAGCTGAGCACGTAACTCGGCGGCTCGGCATCATCCTCGGCGGAGGGCTCGGTGTCATCGCCGTCATCGTCGCGCTCGATCTCGGCGAGCTGCTCGGGCGACAGGCCTGGCTGCACCTGGTCAGCATTGGACCGCCACTGGCCCGGTCCGGTCCAGCGGTGTCCTGTGGCTGATTCGTTCGCCAGCTGAGCCCCCGCGGCTACATGCGGCGGGAAGTACCCGTCTCCGGTAGCGAAGTGGTACGCACCGCCGATGGCATGAGTATATGCGCCGATCTGCTCCGCCTCGGCTGCCGAGTCGACCACGGTGACGGGGTCGATGTCGACCCGGTTGTTCTCGTCGTCGTGGAACACCCCGAGGTGGCTCTGCCCGTTCTCCAGCTGGTCGCGGAACGCTACCCGAGCCCGGTCCATGGCCGCGTCGAACACCTCCCGGCTGCCGCCCTCGGGCACCGAGATGGTCTGGAGGCCAGCTGGCTTCACGGACAGCGCATACCGGTCAGCTCCCTGCGGCAGGGCCTTGCCGGTGTGGGAGTCGAACGTCGCGCCGCCCCACTCCTTCTGGACCTCAGCCCAGGCCTCGTCCTTGACGCCGCCCCAGTTCCTGTCGAGCCCGGTGATCGGCGACTTGTTCTTGCGCATGACGCGCAGCGCTGCGCGGCCCTGGCCGGCCAGGTGCTGGAACTCCGCGGCGGTGACCGGCCGGCTGTTGCCGCGAGCCTCGTCGGCGGTGATCGGGCTGGCGACGCGGAACCTGGTGGTGCCCTCGTGGACGGGGATCTCGGGGTGCTGGATGGCGTACTCGTTCCAGGCTTCCTCGGCCTTCTGCGTGCTCGTCTCCCGGCCGCGGCCGAGGCGTGCCTGTGTCGTCTCCCCGGACACGTCCGCATGACCCGAGTGACCGAGCGCGGAGTCCTCGCCCTGGTTGCGCTCCTGCTGCCGGAGCCAGGTGATGGCCTGCAGCTGGTGGGGCGTGATGGTGCGCCCCTCCTTCTGGCTGATGGCGAGCGCAGCCTCCCGGTAGGCGTCGGCAACGTGCTGGTAGAACCGCGCGTCGTCAATAGGCGCGTTGTCCATCTCGGCCTTGGTCACCCGGTGGCCGATCGCGACGGACACGGCATGCCGGTCGACCACGACCCTGCCGAGCGAGTCAGACGGATCGTCGGCACCATTGGCGATCAGGTGGTAGAAGGCGTTGACCTTGGGCGACTTCAGCACCGTGTCCGGGTCCTCGCCGTCCATGATCCGCTGCGCGGCCCGCTGCATAGCCCCGGTGATCATGCCCTCGCCGGGACCGATCGCCCTGCCCTGCTCGAACGCCCGCGCAGCGTTCATCATGTTGACTGTCCAGGCGGTCTGCGGCGAGTAGGCGGCCAGGATCCCGGCACCCTTGCGGACGTCGCCGTTACCGAGTGCCTTCGCTACCTCCTGAGCGTCCTGGTACCAGCGCAGGCCCTGCTGGACCTGCTCGGGGCTGGAGTCGTAGTAGACCACCATCACGTTCTTGGCGTCCGGCGTCTTGCCGGCGAACCACGGATGGTCGGCAGGATCGTGGTACGGGGACCGGTGGTTGAACAGCCGGGCGTGGTCCGGATGGGCGTACTGACTCTTCGGCGTCTGCGCTGCCCGGAACGCTGCAAGCCGGGCAGCATCGTCCCGCTCCCGGCCGGATCCCGCACTGCCGAAACTGCCCTTGCCGCGCGAGGTGCCGTGCATCTCCGGCACCTCGTTGTAGAACGGGTCGAGCGCGCTGACCCACTCGCCATGAGGTCCGCGGCGCTCGTGCCGCCACGCATCCCGCCAGCCGCCGGTCAGCTCGATCCCGGCCTGATCGGTGATCGAGGCCGCGATGGTCTCGGGCGGCTTCTGGTTCCAGATCCGCTCCCAGTCAGCCAGGCTGGCTGGCTGCCGGTTCTGGATCGGCAGGGAGTCCGGATTGACGCCCTCGGCGTGCTGGACGATGACCGGCACGTCTTCCAGGCCAGCCTGCCTGGCAGCGTCGGCGCGGTGCTCGCCGTTGGCCATGATCAGGCCGCCGGAGTTGTGCCGGAGCGCGATCGGGTGCTGGATGCCGTGACGCCGGGCGTCCTCGACCAGCTCGGCCTGGTCGTACTTCCGCGGGGACAGGGCTCGGGGCGGGGGCAGGTGCCTGGTCTTCATCCGGCCGGTCTCGAACTTGATGGTCGAGCCGATCGGCTGATGGAACCGGGCAGCCCCGGCTGGCGTGCGAACGACAGCCAGGCCGATGGCCTGCTCGGTGATGCTGGTCACAGCTTCGCGGCCTGCGCAGTTGCCTCTGCCGCGGCGGCCAGCAGCGTCTTCACCTGAGCACGCAGAGCAATGATCTTGGCAGCATTGCCGGTTTTGCCGGAGCTGGAGCCAGGCTTGGCGGCAGTAGCAGCAGAGCCGGACGATGGCGCTGTCTTGGAGCTGGCTGCCGTGGAGGTAGTGCTCACCTTCGCCGGCGCGGACGATGCTGTCTTACCGGTCTGCCCCGCCTTGGTGGCCGAGGCGGTCTTGGCGGTAGCTGACTTGGACGCCGCCTGCAACACGGCAATCTGCGCGAGCAGTGCCCTGGCCTTCTTCCGGTCAGCTGCCGCGGCTGCGAGCAGTGACGCCTTGTCCTGAGCTTTCGCATTCGCCGGCGAGGTGCCGCTGCCAGGCCCCTGAGCCGAGCCGAACTGACCGCCGCCAGCCGAGCCTGCCGGGACACGGGGCTGCTGGGAGCCGGAGCCGGAGCCGGAGCCGGAGGAGGATGACTGCTGACTGCTGCTGCTGCTACTAGCGGGCGGCGCGGTTCCGGTGCCGCCTGCAGCAAGCTCGACCGCCACCTCGCCGGGAGTCAGCCGGGTGGCCAGCTCGTATATCTCGCGGAAGTCTTCAGGTGATGCGGAGAACGAGTGTGCCATGGCCTGCTTCGCCTTCCAGTCAGCGTCAGACGCCCCGCTGGCAGCGCGCACCTCGGGGCTGGTGTTCTTGCCGTGCAGCCAGCGCTTGGTCGCTGCGCGGGCCATGGCGATCGCCTGGGACAGATCCTTGGCCCGGCCGGTGCGCAGCAGTGCGTGCGCGATGTTCTGGATGTACGGCGGCAGCTGCATGTTCTTGACGCCCCACAGGCCAGGGCCGCCGGGCTTGCCGAACGGGTGCGGCGTCGAGGCCAGGGCCGGAGTCTGCGCGGACAGCTGTACATCGCCCGGTCCCAGGTATTTGACCGTGCTGATGTCGCGCGTGTACGTCTTGCCGTCCTCGGCCTCGATGGTCAGGCGGTCGTACTTCGTGCGGTCCATCTGGGGCGTGTGTGTCTTCACCTTGCCGTTGAGCCTCTTGCCGCTGACCGTCAGCATGACCTTGGCACCGATCCACCGGCCGTGGACGTCGCGAGCCTCTGCCAGCTCCAGCCCCTGCCGCCCGTTGGCCATCGTGGCGGTGACGAACTGCGCGGTCGCGCCCTTGGTCGGGTCGGCCGGGACGTCTCCGGTGGGCACGTACGTGCCGGGGTGCTGATATCGCTTCGTGGCCGCGCCGGGCGTGCTCCTGCGGTTCTGGAAGCCGGTCGCGCCAGCCGGGACCTTGTCCAGCTGCTTGCTCAGCTCGGCCAGCTCCTTGCCCCAGTACCCGCCGGCCTCGTGCTTGTTCCCCCAGGCAGCTGCCTTCATATGGACCTTCGCCTGGGCGATGTCGCGCCGGGCCACCGAGCGGGCCACGTTGTGCAGCGAGGCCGAGACCACCGAGGAGGAGTGCGCGGGGTCGCCGATCGGTCCCATGCCGGCCTTGTCGGCCAGCTCCTGGATCGCGTTGATGTGCTCGAAGCTGCCCGGCCTGACATCATGCCCGAACGGCACGCTCGGGTCGGAAACCTTGATCCAGCCGTGCTCGTACCCGTGCGGCCCGACCAGCTCGATCGCGAGCTGGCCGATGCTGCTGTGGTTCTGGCTCGTGGTGGCAGGCGGCGGCTTCGGGCCGCCGGCAACGCTCGGATCCGGGCCGCCAGCCGGCGGGTGCGCCGGGGCGTTCATCGCCGAGCTGGGCTCAGGCGCAGGCGCGATCGCATCGGTGCCGGCTATGCCGTTCCGCATCCGGGCGATGTTCTCCTGGTTCTTGTTCTCCATGTCCTCGATGTCGCGGGACTTCAGCACCTCGCGGTGCACCAGGTGCATGTTCTGCTTGGCCGCGGCGTGCACGTCGTCGGTCAGGTGGCCGTGCCGGAACAGCGCCTGCGGCTGCAGGGCGTTGGTGGCCGCGTACAGGTGGCGGAACGTGCCCTCGGTGTTGCCGCGCTCCATCTGCGTCGCGGCGTCGCGCAGGTGCATGTGCGCGGTCATCCCCGGCAGGTCGTCCTTCATCTTGTCGGCGAGCTTGCGCATGCTCCGAGCCCGGACCTGCCGGTGCGGTGTGAGCGCGACGGTTCGTGCCATCAGGCCGCCTTCCTCGTCCGCGCGCTCGGCAGGAGCGCAGCTCCAGTATGCGGTGCGCCGGGGTAGCAACGACAGAACGGATGCACGCCGCCTGGGTACCCGATCAGCGGCATAGCCGAAGCGTAGAAGTTCTTTCCGTTCGCCGCCAGGCACTCGGCGCTGGTGTGGCTGTCGCGGACGGTGTACCAGCCGAGCAGGTCGCCGTAGTGGGCAGCCTGCCCGTCTACCACGGCAGCTGCCCTGGCACGCTGCTGGATGGCGTCCAGGTGCTGGCCGAAGTAGCGGCGCTCGCGCGCCACGCCAGCCGCCAGGGCCTCGCGCAGCGGGGTGCCGCGCGCCCTGGCTTCCCGGAGGTCTGCGGTGATGCGCTTGCTGGCGGAGACGGCGAACTGAGCCCGGCGCATGAGGTTGAGCCGGGCGATCGCCGAGCTGGCGGCACCGAACCCTTCCGTGCGCTCTGGCGGCGAGGTCATCACGGTGTCGAGCGCCCCGCGGAGCCCCATACGCTCCAGGAAGTCCAGCTCGACCGCGCGATTCGCCTTCAGGCCCGGTTCGACCATCCCGTAGGCAGCCGCCGCGGAGACCGCGGTCAGCAGCGCCCCGGCTATCAGGACAGCCAGCGCATCGTCACCGGTCTGCGATTGTCGCGGCGGGATCTGCACGAGAGCCCCGCCGAGGGGCAGGTCAGGACTGGGCTGGAGCTGGGGGTTGTACTGGTATACGCGAGGCCACAGGTCTCCGCTGCCGAGGTACTGAGCTGCCAGTGACCGCAGCGTCGCGCCGGGCGGCGCTGTGATCTGCGCCACGATCTCACTCCTGCGGCCGGTCCGGGTCGTCGCGCTTGAATACGACGAAGAGCCACCAGTACGCCAGGCCGCCGAGGAACAGGAACCCGATGAACGCCCACGACCCGATCTGGTTGCCCAGTGTCGAGAACCTGAAGAACGCGGCGAGGGCGAACGGCACGGCCTCGCCAGCCGCGAAGATGGCCCGGAAGACCTGCGAGCGGCCAATGCTGTCGTGCCAAACTCCGCCGCGGGTGCGGACGTGGTATCGGATGACCCAGGCCGTGCAGCCGCTGATCACCACGATCGTGGCGATCTTGAGCCCGAGAATGATCAGCTGCTCCTGCGTCATCGCCCCTCCGCGAACGTGCGCCTCACGGCGTCAGCGTACTGGTTACGATGACGAAAGTGCCTGGTCTCGGCGTGCGTCTTCTCGACGGCCGGCTCCTTGGCTGCCGTCTCCGCCTTCAGCTGCTGCGCCTCGGACAGCCGGTCACCGGCCTTCTTCTCCAGCTCATCCAGATCGAGGCGGGGAGGGACCGGCAGATCAGCTGACCGGCAGCTTCTCCTGAGCCAGGCCACATCAGTCTCCGTTGCCCGGCAGCGCGGTCTGCACCGGGCGCTGTTGCTGCTGTACCGCTGACACTAGCGCGCCTGCCAGCGTGTTTGCCAGCGCACCTGAGTCGATCAGGCGGTCTACCTGCTGCTGGGACTTCATGTTGGTCTCGCGCAGTGACTCGTTCGCGGACTCGTATGTGGCCACGATCTTCTCCAG